TAACCATATTTGGTGTAGATCCGCTCCAGCGTAGCAACCGCACAGATCATGCCATATGCTTTGGTCGGCCCGATAGAAAGAGAATAGGATTCTACCAGCCGCTTAATAACAAGCTGCTGTTCATTTCCCGCTTCGATATTTGCCATGAATATCTCGTAAGGCTTCAGCGGCCGCACATGCTTCATCTGATTTGCAAAAATGTCCGCTTCGTTCTTGTAATCTAAGCTGTCATAAATCATGCACCAAACAGGAGTCTCTCTTGAACCAGACACAGTGGCAACGATCTCTATGGTGTGCTGACCATTAAAGACATAGTTGACACCATCACGACGGCTCACCTTTACCGGGTTGATTTGGTTCAGGTCGAAATCCTCGATGGCTTTTTCAACCTGAGCCTGAGACAATGGCCGCTGGTATTCCTGATTAGATACGAGATTTTTGATCGGGATCTGCTCGAAGTGGACATTCGGAACAAATCTGCTGAAGTCTTGCATTAGTCTACCTCCCTGATATCTGAGAGCATCTCGGACACCTTCTCCTGTAGTGATAGCAGTGCTTCCTCGAGTCTGCTTTTTGCGCCCGTGGATGCAGCATTCATGTCCGCATTGTTTCTGGCTCTTTCAATGGAACTGACCCACGACGGAACTGTAAGAGTCAAACCGGCGATTTCAGCATCTGGATCGTGCATAGGTGTAATTTTGATAAGTGGTAAAGTCTCCTGCATAGGTTCGACTGGCTCCTCGTCTGTATCAGCAAATTCTTTTCGCGTATCACTATAACTGGTGAAGGGGTGTTGCAGGTCCTCAGGTTTTGACCCAATTCGCCTGATCTCTTCCGGCGGCATTTTCGAAAGGGCCACAAGGTTCTCGTGAGATATTTTGAAAGTGCCAGAAAGCACTTTGCCAGGAAGTTCGGGGTCTGCCTGTCCAACAACGTCTAATGCCTTACTGAAGATCGCATACTTCTGCACAGATCCAGTAGATACATTGTATTGAGCGCTGAACTTCTGGGCTGTGCGCCGAAAAGTATCGCCTCGCTCACCCTTGTTTCTCCGCTTATACTGGTTGAACCCATTGATGTTGGGCGGATGCTTACGCGCTACTTTCTCAAGTTCATACTGCTTTCCAATGAGATATCGTCTGGTTTCCTCCGTGATATTTCGGCGGCCGAGCTGATTGCTGCAGATCCAGACAATCGCTTGCTCTCGGTTCTCAAATGGCATCTCTCGTATAGCATAGGGAATGTGAAGTCGATTGCATATCTCGTAACGGTTATGACCATCAACAATGATGTTATTCCATGTGATGATCGGCTCTCTGCAACCGTCTACTGCAAGATTTACTTCGAGTTGAAGATACTCATCTTTCCGTAAAGGTCGAATGAGCGTCTTAAATTCCGGGTCGATCTCCAACACCGCAAATCCTTTATCCATCGTTGGGAGGTCTCCTCTCATTTTTCTTTAAGGTTTTCATGGAGAAATAGGCTACTCTGTTTGCAACATCCACCTCTCCGCTCATACGATAACTGTATTGGAAGTCGAGAGTACCAATCATGTTGACCAAAGCACACAGGAGTGTATTACTGTAGAACTCAATAGAATAATGGCGTGATGTTTGAACCAACTTCACTCGGTTGGAGGTGCCACCAGCGAGGGGCCGATCTGAGCCAAGTACAGCAATGAACATTTCTTCTGGATTGACCAGAAATTGAACATATTGCGGATTCCCCATTTTGTTCAGGGTGGACTTATGTATGCGAAAGCGATTCCACTTTAAGTCAATGGTCATGATCGCGCTGTTATCCGTACTACCCATTTACACTCCCCTCCTGCACAGGTACCTCTGGTTGATATGCGGTATGGACTGATGTGACATTTTCCACGGATGCCGTGGAGGATACAGAGCTATCCTTGATTCCATAAATCGCGTATCCGTCAAAGATATTGATCTGCAGAGATTTCTGGTGTTCACGATAGGGCAAACCGAACTGATCCTTCCAACCGGCTGGGAATACAGGTGTACGCGCAGTCTTGGGCTTGCCTCCGTCTTTTGCAATACGCTGATAAATCTCGGAGGCGTTCAAGTCGAATACAATCAGATACTCATCATTAGCATGGATGACCTTGCCAATCAGCTTGTACCTGTAATCAATATTCCAGTCCATCAGCTCAAAGAGCTTTGCAAAGAAGAACTTACCCGTCACCTGACGGGGCCTCCTCTTCCCACCAGATGTGTTGCACCACGCGAATGCGTCTCGCTCTGACTCGGCGCAAGGGCGTAGCGCAAGAATGTGCGACTCTCGATTGATCAAGAGTTGGACACAGTCTGCATGGGGAAACTTGTTCAAGCAAGCAGTATTGACATAAACTTTGTAATTGTTGAAGGTGATAGACGGCTCGAAAGTATGAGCGAAGAACTCCCTACGAACCACCTGATACCCATCAAAATCGAAGTCGTCACTAAGTTCGATCACATCGCCTGGTGCCGATGTGTCGATTGTCATTGGCGTGTCCGCATCCTCCTTAAAGGTAATGGTAGTTTCATCATCGATATTGCCGAATTGAGTATTCTGCAGCATCGGTGAGATGAAAGAAACCTGATTCTCTACTTCCATTCTGCTCTCCTTTCATTCGTCTCTGACAAGATTCAGCGCATCTCCAATCTGGCGTAGGCTCATGCTGAGATAGCGACAAAGCCGTCTGAGCTGTTCCGTGTTATACTCTGCCATGATCACATCCTGCTCGGCTTCGGACAAATCAGAAAAGCATCTGTTGACATGTATACCATCACGAACCACGCGGTAGTACACTCCATCAAGATTCCGAAAGATTGGAATATCGTTTTTTTCAGGCATTAAAATCCACCTCTTCCATCTGCTTTATGGGGGCTAATTGCTCTGCTATGAATCGCTGCATTTCATCAAACTTGGTGACTTGAAGCTTCTCACCGGTTTCAAAGAGTTGGCCTTCCAGCCAAAGCTTCCATGCATCTTCACTTTGTAATTCCGGTGAAGATGAGGTAAGTCTGTGAGAGTAAAAGTCACTACCAAACCTGTCTGCCAGTTTCTTAGGAACTGCCCGAATACGCTTTCCTGATACGGAGAGAGGAGAAAGCTCACCGTCGCCGCTGATGGGAGAATCTGTCCCCGTCATGAGATAGGACTGGATAAAAATCTCAGGTTCACTCAAATCAAATAGGAACACCGAATCTCCTTCGTTTTGGAGGAGTCTACCATATCATCTGTGCAGAAAATCCAGCTTTCGAACGCAGTACATTCGACTCGTGGGATTTCTTCATTTGGGGCAGCTTCTCTGATTTAGAGACACTGCTGCAAAAGCTCGCTGCAAAAGAAAACGATAAATGCATCTCAAAGGACTTACTCGAAACACTGATCTTCATGATTCGAAACCAAGTCCAGATTTTCCAACAAACCATCCCGTACTCCGTGGCTGATAGGTCATCGGAAATGCCAATCAGGATTATTATCTGTGAATTGTGATTTTTTGATAGCTATTCGCTCCGAAATATGGTAATTGTTCGTGTTACAAAGAAGGAGGTGGAACACCATGATTTATGTAATGTCTGATATCCATGGACAAAAGCGGCGCTTTGATTCCGTCATGAAGCAAATCAACCTGCAGCCGGATGACACTCTTTATATCCTTGGGGATGTGATAGATAGAAATCCAGATGGCATCAAAATCCTTCGCCAGATTATGGCGATGCCAAATGCCAAGATGCTTCTGGGTAACCACGAATTAATGATGATGAATGCTCTCTACTACCCTCCCCCAGAAGATGAGGAGTGGCCCGACCTCTACTACGGGCCCAAGCTGTCTCTGTGGTATAGAAATGGTGGCCAGATAACGCATAATTATCTGAAGCATATAAAGAAAACCATTCGTCAGGAGATATTCGAGTATCTGGAGAAGTTGCCTTTAAACATAGAACTTACTCTGAACAATAGGCAGTTCATTCTGACCCACGCAGCGCCTGTCGAGCTTTATGAAACCTACGGCCATAAATATGAGTGTGAGCGAGACTTTGCCGTCTGGATGCGATTTGACAGTTTCCCTGTTCTGGAGGACTGCACAGTCATCTTCGGACACACGCCAACTATCCGTTTCCAGTATGATAACCCAATGGCAATATGGGATGTAAAGAGCTGGATTGGAATCGACTGCGGCTGTATGCTCCCTGAAAAGGGTGACCCTTGGTCAGGAGCTCTTGGAAGACTGTCGTGTCTCCGACTGGATGATATGCAGGTCTTTTACTCTGAGGAACCTCAATATGACAATCTCAAAATATCGGAGGAACAGCATGATGGATGATGGCAAAGTTACGATTACCATAGAAATCGATGCAGAATTGCTGGCACAGGTAACCGAGGTGCTAAAGCCTTATGGCCTCACGCCGGAAGAAGCCGCGGTGCAGTTCTTTGAATACTGTGCCGATCCAAAGACACAAGGCCATGCGATTGAACTTCTCAAAATATGGAAAGAAGAACAAGAACTTTTGGAGAGGAATGGTGCCAATGCTAAGTAGAGAAGGATTCTGCAAAGCGCTCCGGATGATAAGAGATCAAGAGTCCATTGATGAGCAGTTTAGTAAAGCGCTCAATCTGGTTGGCAATGGTCACTTTGTATTCGGTACCGAAAACAAGTATCTTCTGGCTCTTAGAGATGTTTTGAAAGAAGCGGTCAATGACCAATACGACTACATCGATTGGTGGCTGTATGAAGCAGCCGATGACTTTGAGATATGGGAAGCGGATTGCACCATGAAGTATTGTCTCAAAGAGCCCGAAGCGCTGTATGATTTTATAACCGGTACGCTAAAGCCTGTCCCTGTATCTTCCGGAGAAAGCACATCACAGCAGGAATAAGGGGATGTCAAAATGAAAAGACTGCCGCCACTATCCGAAATGGAACGCATCGAGCAAATACTGCTCGTCGAAAAACTGGATGAAATCCTGAAACGCATTGACAACGAGGACATCGGCTTCGTAATAACAGAAAACGGCCTGCCAGATATGGTCCTTATACCTTTCCGCTGGTTTGCCGAGAACTTTCCGGATGAAGTGCCTGACGGCCTATAAACGACTGGTTTCAAATTGAGATAGATTCTGCCGTTGAGGAGCCGAAGAAAGATGGATGAGAAGTTTAATAGAATACCCGTCAGTGTCATCCATTTTGATAAGGATGGCACAGTCACTGATGTAGAGGATTACAACCTCGATAAAGTCGATCCTGCTTTGTGGGCGCTCGAAGGTCTGGCTGCAGCACTGCTCCCTGTCATTCGCGAGTTCTATACGCGCGAAGAAAATGTTCAAGCATTTGAGGCGTGGCTGAAAGATCGGGAAAGTGATCCTCAAAAACACAGCAAGCGGAAATAAGCGCAAAGACGGAAATTGGAGATGAGAGGCTGTATCTATTTTGGTCACTCTTAAAAATCCCTCGATTCTTCTCTATCACGGGAAATTGTAAGCAAAAAATATGGCTGAAACAGCCCAAAGCCGCTTCAGCTCTCGATTTTTCCTATTTTCAGCATGCATCTAAATTGGTCACGCATCACAAAGAACCGCAGCCGAAAGGTTGCGGTTCTTTCTTTTTGGTGCATGATTTAGGCACTTTTGACGCAGAAAAGTTGCATTTGCGTTTTCGTAGAATACGTTTTACCCCTAAGTTTACCCCAATTAAAAGTTTTACCCCTTAACGGGGACAAAAGCAGCTCCGCCGATGATGAGATCGACGGAGCTTTTTTCATGCCTTTTTGAGATTTTCAAAATAGCCCTGCATCCGGGCGGCGCTGTCCTCCTTCATGCGCTCTGAGACGTGACCGTAAACGTCCAACGTAAAAGCGGCGGTCGCATGGCCGAGATTTTCTTGCACGGTCTTCACGTCGTCACCGTTTTGCAGGGAGAGCGCGGCGAAGGTGTGGCGCAGATCATGCACACGGGCGTCCGGCGCTCCTGCTTTGGCTGCAATCTTCTTATGATGCGCATAAAGGCGCTGCGGGTGCAGGTGGTCGCCGAGCGCATTTGTGAAAACGAGCCGACAGGCGGCGTACTGCTTGGCGGGATCTATCCAGTCCTGCCAAAGATCACCGGCCTGTAAACGCCTTTGCGCCTGCTTGGAGCGAACGGCGCGCAGCATATCCATGACGAAGGGAGCGGGGCGCAGGATGCGCGTCTTGTCGTTTTTGAGGGCGGCAAACTGGAAGCCGCCAGCCTCGGCGGGGCGCTTCTGTAACTGCTTGCAAATCTTGAGCGTGCCTTTCTTGAAGTCGACACAATCCCATGTCAGCCCCAGCGCTTCGGCTTCACGCAGGCCGGTAAAGAGAATTACTTTCAGAATATCTCCATAATCGTTGTCGGTATCCGCTGCGGCGAGATAAGACTTGACCTGTTCGTCGGTGAGCGGCATGATCTGCGCTTTCTCGACGCGGGGAAGGTCTACCATGTCACACGGATTGCGTGCGATGTAGCCCACCTTGACGGCCTGAGAAAGGGCCTTTGTCAGAACGCCGTGAACATTGCGCACGGTCTTTGCGTTGAGCGGTGCGGTCTCCGTGACGGCGACGCCGTCCTTTTTGATGATCTTGCCCTGCTTGTCCCGTTTGGGAACAATGCGGCCATTGGCGAGCAGATCGTTGTAAAAGCCCTGGATGATATGCGGCGTGAGTTTGGTGAGTTTCACCGCGCCGAGGGCGGGCTTGATGTGCGTTGCGATTTGGGCCTTGTAGGTCTTGACCGTGCCGTATTTCTGCGAGAGCAGATAATCGCTCTGCCAGATATCGAGCCATTGCGCAAGTGTCAGGCGCGTCGGCTCTATGTAAAGCCCGTCGTCGATCGCTTTTTGCGCGTCGCGCATGGCGGTCAACACTTCTTTCTGCGTGTTGCCGTAGATGCTGCGGCGAATCGGTTTTCCTGTGCCTGGGTCATTGCCGACGGTCACACGGGCTTCCCATCGACCGTCAGGCCGCTGCCGGATGCTGCCTGCGCCCGACGCGGCGCGCGTATTTGCTTTTCTTGGCATTGCTTTTTCCTCCTGCATTTGTTATGATTGGAGGGCAGTAGGCTATCAGTTTGCTGCCCCCTATAACCGTCCTCGGTGCTGCAACACCGGGGGCGGTTTTTTACTTTTGGCTTGACTGTAGTTCTTCAATACGTTTTAGATACTTTTCATACTCGTTTTTTCGTGCAGTGAGATAAGCATTTGTGTCTGCAATTTTTAAGTCATCTGAATAAAGATTGGCAAATTCCTCCACGGCCTTATTAAAAGATTTTTCAAAGCTACTCATTGCCAGCCATCGGTGAAAATTCGTTTCATCCGTTACAATATCTGAGCCTAATTTTGATTGAAGAGAATTAACTTGAATTATATTTTTGACACTATTGCGCATCTGAACGGCCCAAAAAGTAACATAGCTTTCCTTTATTAAGAAATCTTCAAAGGCGAATATATCGCGCCGTTTTGACTGGCTGTGGTCAAATCGTAGCGACTCGATAGCATCTGAGGATAAACCAGTTGTCTTACAAGCAACTTGTATATCCTCATTTGCTGTTTTAGCGTCAGATCGACCAAGCAAATAGTCAGTCGATACACCATAAAAACTAGAAAGACAGTTTAAGTATTCGACATTCATTTTTAAGTTAGTGCCAAACTTAGAATGATTGACATCGCTTACTTCATAGTTCATTAGGCTGTCTCTACTGATTTCAACCCCGTATATTTCTTTTAGTTTCTCTTTTAACTTTTCATGGGACATTTTTTTCCCATTTAAAGGAGTTTCTTCTCTTAAGGCTTTTAGGCGATTTCCCATCTTTACAGATTGTTCTTCCCTAGTCATATCAGGCCTCCTACAAGTACGAGCAAAATCAACTATTGCAGAAATAAGTCGATTAAATTTTACTTACATCGACTTGAAAAAATGAAGCGAATCGGTAGAATTAAATCATCATCAAGGCGATGATAGCAGATTTGATTCAGCAAGTCAAGTAGGAGGATAGCTAAATGGAAAATTTATCTTTGCGGCAGCGAGCAAAAAGCGCGGGAATCCCATTGTGGAAGATCGCGTCGTGTATTGGCATCAGCGAACCAACTATTACTCGTTGGCTGCGAGTTCCTCTTTCCTGTAGCAAGGAGAAGCTTATTCTTGAAGCTATCTCTAAGTTGGAGAAGGAGACGGAATGATGGAAATTTTGGCATATACGCCCACTACGCTAGCCGAGGCAATGCACGCCAGCCGTCCAACAGTCTATCGATGGATGAGAATCCCCGGATTTCCCGTCGTACGATTAGGCGGTTGTGTGCGGATTCCTGTGAAAGCATTTGAGCAGTGGCTCAATGAACAGTCAGGGGTGAAAATCGATAATGAGGGATAAAAAAGAAAACGCCCTCGCCGGTGTGGGAACACCGACAAGGGCGACGGGAAGCGGTTTGGCGACCACACTTTCCCATCAAAAGAATACCACAGCGACGCAAAAAAAGCTACTTATTTCTGACTTGCTACATGGGGGTAGCGAAAACGGTGTGACGCTCACAGAGCTTGTCCAGCTCACGGGAGAAGATGAGAGGTCGATTCGCCGACGCATTCAGCGGGAACGAAAGGCCGGGACGCTGATCCTGTCCGACAATCAGTCTGGCTACTTTCTTCCCACGACTGAGGACGAAGTCAAACGTTTCATTCGCTCCATGTCTCGTCGCGCTCGTGAAATCAGCGCTGTCGCCCGTGTTGCAGAGGATGTGCTCGCACGGATGATGGGTCAGGAATTTTTGGAGGGTTGGTAATGGCGAAACGGAGGATGTTTTCGCTCGATGTTGTTGACACGGATTCGTTTCTCGACCTTCCGGCAAGTTCACAAAGCCTTTATTTTCACCTCGGTATGAGAGCAGACGATGACGGTTTTGTTTCATCACCAAAACGGATTACGGCAATGGTCGGCGCTGCTGGAGACGATTTGAAACTGCTGATTGCTAAGGGCTTTGTTATCCCGTTTGAATCCGGTGTGTGCGTAATTCGAGACTGGCGAGTGAACAATTATATCCAGCGTGATCGCTACACACCATCCATTTACACCGAAGAAAAGCAGCGCCTATCTATCGCTGAAAATGGACGGTATAGTCATGTGGATACGCAATGTATACAAGATGTATCCAAATCGGATACACAGGTAAGGATAGATAAGGAAAGAGAAGAGATAGATAATAAGGCGGCTACGCCGCCACGCGCTCGCTTTATTCCTCCTACTCTTGAGGAAGTACAGGCTTACTGTATCGAACGGGAAAACAGCGTAGACGCAGCATACTTCCTTGATTACTACGCTGCAAACGGCTGGGTGCAAGGGAAAGGAAAGCCTATCAAGGATTGGAAGGCTTGCGTCAGGACTTGGGAGCGTCAAGGCTACGGCGGAGAACAATCTTCCGCAGTTCCCAAGCCCAGGCAGTACGACGAGGCTACGGACACATGGAGGTGAGAGCGTGAATTCTATTCTGAACGAGTACGGCGTACTCGGTTCGCTGCTGATTGACCCGTCGTTGTTTCCGGAGGCGGCAGAGCTTCCCGACGATATGTTTTCTTCCGTGCCGCTGCAAGAGATTTTCCGGGCGATGCGTCATCAGTACGAGGAAAGCGGCAGCTTTGATGCGCTGACCGTCAGAGTGGAAGCGGGACGCAATTGCACCGATGTGACGGACAAGCTGATTGCTGGATTGATGGACACAACGCCAACCACGGCGAACCTCGATGTTTACTTAGCAGCGGTCAAGGAAGCTGCGCTTGCACGTTCCTTGCGAAAGATCGGCGAAGAACTGATGACCGCCGAGCATGACCCTACAGACGCGCTTGGACGCGCACAGGAGGCTTTGCAGCGGCTTGCCGAGGAAAACACACGCGGCGATTCGCAAACGCTTACGGCGGTGCTGATGCAGCTCGGATACCGCGTTTCTGAGCAGGTCGGAGGCAGAGTGCCTTGTGTGGCCTCGGGCCTTCTGAGATTCGATAAACTGCTCGGCGGTGGCTTCATTAACGGCGGGTTACACGTCATCGGTGCAAGACCGGCGGTCGGAAAATCAGCGCTCGCCTTGCAAATCGCGCTCAATGCAGCAAGAAACGGAGTCAAGGTATTATACTTGTCACTTGAAATGAGCGCAGAGGACTGTTCCGCTCGCCTTGTCGGCAACATCGGCGGCCTGTCATCGGCGCGGCTCATGTTCGGCGGCAGGCTTACGGACAACGAGTACACGCGCTTTGCCGAGGGGACGACAGCGCTCTCCGCGTTGCCGCTTGTATTCAACAAGCGCACGGGTATGAACGTTCGGCAGGTGGAGGCGCTGGCCTATCGCGAGAAGCCGGGCCTGCTGATCCTCGACCACCTCGGGCTGCTTGAACCGCCGGAAGCTCGGCTTTCGCTTTACGAGGCGACCACAAGGAACAGCAGGGCCTTGAAGCTGCTTGCACTGAGGCTGAACATCCCTGTGCTGTGTTTGTGCCAGCTCAACCGCGCAGCGGCCTCTGACCGTTCTGGTAGCTTTCGGGCTACGATGGCAAATTTACGCGAGAGCGGCGCTATCGAGCAGGACGCGGATACGGTGACGCTGCTGCACAATCCGCCGTGTGAGACAGGTGAGCGCATGGAATCGCCATCTTTGTTGGAGTTGTGGCTCGATAAAAACCGACGCGGCGCGACTGGTCACGTTGACGCGACCTTCTACAAGGTCACAGGGAGGGTTACAGCATGAATATTGAGGCCGCGGCCAGCATTTTAGCGAAAATCAAACCGGCACGCCGGAAGCGTGAGCGCTACCGCCAGCGTGACGAAATGCAGCACCGTGTAATTCCGCTTTTGCCTGCTGATGACCGTGATAAGTTTGAGCGGGCAATGAACCGTCATTTTCGATTATAAAAAAGGCCCTCCCCAAATGGGGAGAGCGTCTCTTGTGGTGAATCCGATTTGTCAATTTTGATTTTACCATAGGAGGAGAAGATATGCAAGCGAAAGCACTTGACACACAGGATAAGCGAACAAGCGAAATTGCAGCAGCGGTACAGGCAGGCAAGGCGGACATTCTGAGACTTTGGGCGGCGGTTGAACGCTTCGCGTGGCAGCAGGCCTTGAGGTGGACGCGGGCAATGGAAGGCCGCGCAGGTGTCGAGGAAAACGACCTTCTGCAAGTGGCCTTTATCGCCCTCATGGACACGCTGCCGACATGGGATGTGAACAAGGGTGAATTTCTCACGCTGTACGGCATTAAGCTTAAGGCGGAGTTCACAGAATCCTGCGGGCAGCGAACACAGCGGACGCGATGTGACCCCATCAACACTGTTTGTCGGTCGATGGACGAGCCGATAGGCGACGAGGACAGCGACCTGACGCTTGCTGACACAATCTCAGATGAAGCAGCAGAAGAGGCCTTTGAGGACGTCGAACAACGGGATTTTCGACAGGCTGTGCAAGCGGCACTTGCACAACTGCCGGATGCACAGCGCGACGCGATCATCGGTGAATTCTGGTTCGGACGAAAGCCAGACCCAAAGTTGAGGCGGGAAGCGCTGCGAGTCTTGCGGCATCCGCGCATTCGAAAGCCGTTAGTGGAATTTTACCGCTGAAAGAACGATGCAACGTCAGAAAAAACAAAGCCGGAAAGGGGGCTTTTCAAACTTTGTCAAAGAAAATCAGAGATGAGACCATTATTGAAGCGCTGCTGATCTCCGCGACAGTGCGGAGCGCGGCGGCAAAGCTCGAGATCAACGAGCAGACGATCTATCGCCGAAAACGTGACGCGGAGTTTATGCAGAAGTATAACGAGGCACGGCGCGAGCGAACCGAAGCGGCGCGTAACGTGCTGCAGGAGCGGGCGCACGCCGCGGCGGATACGCTGGCAACGATCATGCAGGATGCAGACGCGCCCGCACAGACCCGCGTGAGTGCCGCGGCAGAGATTTTACGGCAGACGGTGAAGTACACGGAGATCACAGACATCATGCAGCAGCTTGACGAGCTTGAAGCATGGCGAAGGGAGCAGGAACAGCGATGAAGAAAAATTTTGATATCCGCCTTGCGGCGCTGCGGGAATATCTCAAATCGCTGTCAGCCGATGAAACTACTTTTGTCGTCGAGGGCGGCGGCGAATATCACACAAAAGAAGATCCGTTTAACTACCTGATGCAGCACGGCGCATTTACCCATGATGGCAAGTGCATTGTCCTTTACCCGCACCCGGTAGAGGGCGTAGACCCGTTGAGCCTTTCCCTCTATCAGATGCTTGACGAAGCCATTGGGCGCGGCAGGCTGGAATTGCCAACGCTTGAGAGTGACGAGATCGGAGGTAAAGCCCTTGAATAACAGCATTAAAGCCCGCCTTGCCTCTTTACAGGCGATTGTAGCGCAGAAGCAAACGGGCGTAGCAATTATGCTATTGCTTGAAAATGGCGCGTGGGCGGCTTGCAGAGCGCCGCAAAGCCCTGCAAAGGTGTTTCAGACGGAACAGGCAGCACGAGATTATTTATCAGACTGCGAAAGCGTTATCATTATCGACCTTTAAAAAAAACAGCGCGGCAGCGCATGAAAAAGAAAGGATAATTTACACCATGAGCGAATTTAACATTTATGCCCGAAAGCTCGATACAGCTTTCAAAGAAGCCCGCAGCGAATACAACACCGCTTTCCGCGCACTCCAAGAGGCGCAGCAGGCCAACCGTGACGCTAACGCATGGAAGCCCGGAGACAGCGCCGAGGAAAAGCAGGTTAGAACAACCCGCGCAGCGCTAAAGCTGCATGACGCAGAAGCCATTTTTAACGAGGTGAGCGCCCGCGTTTGGGACAACTTCAAGGCCACGCGCCGCACGATCCGCGCCGAGCTGGAACAGGCAGTGCGCGCCGCCAATATTGCAAACCCTGACGCAATCGACAATAACGCCCTTGAGCTGATGAAAACCGGCGTTCTTTCCCCGGCTGATTACTCCGCGTTCATGGAGAGATTTGACAGCAACCACACCATGTTAAAGTTAGTTGGTCACTACGCAGCCGAAGCCGCAAAGACTACGGACAGCCGCCGAGAGGCCGCAGCCCTTAACGCTATCGCTCTTGACTGCCAGAGCGGGGAGGGCGCAGTCATGCGGGCATGGGACAGCATTTCGGCAATTTCTGACAGTTGCGGCGACGGGGACGGCTACCGGCGCAAATCGCCCGGTGTAATTGTCAGCATGAGCGAAAAATGGGACGATCTCGCGGGCGAGGCCGTGGAGAACTTCTGATTTTCGATAAGCGGCAGAGATCAACATTCTGATACAAAGCTTCCTGAAAACAAATTTAAGGAGAGATAAATATGGAACTTAGTTTTGCGAACGGTGTGCAGGAATACACCGTGCACGGCATTAAGGGTGATGTGATCATTCGATTCAACCCGACTGACGGCACGTTTATCCAGCGTCTTTACAACGCATTTGATACGCTGGACAAGAAACAGGAGAAATACGCAGATGAGGTGCAGAAGTGCGGCGACCGCGTTGAGATTTTCAACATTGCCGACCGCCGCGACAAGGAGATGCGCGAGATCATTGACGGTCTTTTTGAAGAGCCGGTGTGTGACAGCATCTTTGGCAGCATGAACCTTTATGCGCTGGCAGACGGCCTGAACGTATGGGTAAATTTCCTGCTTGCGCTGATGGATGAGACAGACAGCGCCTTTGCTCGTGAGCAGAAAGCCACGAATCCGCGCATTCAGAAGTACACGGCAAAGTATCGCCGATGAATTGGGGCTTGCCTGTCTCCGTCGAGATCGGCGGAGTGAGTTATGAGATACGCACAGATTTTCGCGTAATTCTCGATATCTTCGTAATGCTGAGTGATCCTGATTTGAGCGGCACTGACCGCGCAGAGGGCATCTTGCAGATGTTCTATGTCTCGCCTGAGGATATCCCGCCGCAGCATTTGCAGGAAGCTGTAGACCGTTTTACATGGTTCCAGAACGGCGGCAAAGAGCAGGATAAGAAGAAATCGCCGAAGTTGGTCGATTGGGAGCAGGATTATCCGTTGATCCTCCCGCCCATCAACCGGATATTCGGACGGGATATCCGCGGAATCCCTTATGATGCGGAGACCAACACCGGGGGCGTCCATTGGTGGACGTTCCTCGGTGCGTATAACAATCTCGGGGACTGCACCTTTGCTCAGGTCGTGCGCATCAGAGACAAAAAAGCACGAGGAAAGACGCTCGAAAAGGACGAACGCGAATGGTACCGCCGCAACAGCGACCTCGTGAACATAAAAAATAAGCTCAGCCAGGAAGAAGAGACCACCATTTCGACTTGGTTGAAATTGGGGAAGGAGTGATCAAATGGCAAATGCTGACGGCAGTGTGATTTTCTCTTGTGATTTGGATTCGACCAAAGCACAAAAGAAACTGAGCAAGCTGCGTGACGAGATATCCGAACTGAACAGCAAGCTTGAAAAGGAAACGGGCAATAAGATGAACCTTGAAAAGCAGCTTGACGCCGCATCTCAGGCAGCGAAAGCTACTGAGGAACGCGTGAAGATGCTGCGAAAGGAAGTCGAACGGCTGAACGACCGCGAATGGATCCAAAAACAGGGCTTTACACAGAACGAGTATCAGACGCAAGTGCTCGACCGCCGCGCCGCTGCGGAGGCGGAGCTCAAACAGCAGGAGGAGCTTTTGCACACGCAGACGAAGGAGGTCAAAACGCTTTCGGCGGCTTACGAAGAGACGACCGCCAACATCGACAGCATGACGGCAAGGCTCGATAAGGCGAAAGTAACCGCCGGTGAGTTGATCGCTAATACGGAGCAGGAACGCAGGGAGCGCGAGGCGGAGAATTCCGCGCTTGCCAAAGCGGGCCAGTATGCCGCGCGTTTCAGAGATCAGGTCAAGAGTTTAGCGCGCTCTATGCTTGTGTTCTCAGTCATCACGGCGGCGCTCATGGCGCTGCGCAAGCAGATCAAGGCGGCTATTGAGACCAGCGCAGAGGCATCCGACGCTTTTGCCCGCCTCAAAGGTGCGCTGCTGACGCTGGCCGCGCCTTTGATGGACGTACTCATTCCGGCGCTGACGTGGCTAATGAATCTGCTTGCGGCCATTGTGTCGGAGATCGTGACGATCATTTCGATTCTGAGCGGTAAGTCAAAGAAGAGCATGGAGGCATCGGGCAAAAACCTCTACAAAGAGGCCGCCGCCATTGACGCGACCGGCAAGGCGGCAAAGGAAGCGACAGACGCGCTCGCGGCGTTCGATGAGATCAACAAACTCAGCACGACAACGTCCGTTGGCGACGGTGGCGGCGGAGCATCCGCCATTGCGCCGGACTTTGATTTTGACGAAGGCCCCATGATGGAAAAGCTCGACAAGGTGTTCCAGAAGATCAACGATATCTTTAAGACCATCCGCGCGGGGCTTGAGATCGTCGTGGATGACCTCAAATGGAGCTTTGACAAGAAAGTTATCCCCAAGAGCAAGGCAACATGGCTGACCGTTTTAACGGCGCTGCTCGGTGCAACGCTCGGCGCGGCGTTCGGCGGCATCACGGGCGGCGTCATCGGTTTATCCCTCGGTGTGCTGCTGGGGCTGTACCTTGTGGGCCTTGACCCCGAAACATGGAAAACCGAGATGGACGCAGAGGATGCGTGGATCGTGGTCATCACGGCTTTGCTCGGTGCGCTGCTTGGCAGCGTGTTTCTTGGCATCACCGGCGGCGTGGCTGGTTTCAGCCTGGGCGCGATCCTCGGCCTCTATCTCACCGGCTTTGCAGAGGGGGACGAGGAACACGGCGGCAAATCGCAGCTTCTTTCCGAGCTGATCGTCGTGCTGTGCGCGCTGCTTGGCGCTGTTATCGGCTCTATCGTGACGCCGGGCGTCGGTACAGTCGTCGGCATGGGATTAGGCCTGATTCTCGGACTGAGCATTTACAGCGTCCGCAAAGACCCGAAGAAGGGCACGCAGCGGCTTGTCAGCATCGGGCGCAGCGTACTTCTTGGACTGCTGGCCGGTGTTCTTGGCGTTGGCCTTGCAGCGCTTGGTATCGTCAGCGCCGGTACGGCGTTCATTATCTCGGCGGCGATCGGCCTTGCGCTGAAATTCTTCGTCGACAGTGTGGACGATTCCAAAGTCAGAAAGGCAACGTCCGGCTTTACCGGCACGCGCGTATCAACAAAGACCCCAACGCGCAGCCGTCGGGTGGCGGCGCAGAACTTAGACGGCAATGCGCCTGTGTATAACGAGATCCCAGCGCTTGCGAGCGGTGCGGTCATCCCGCCGAACCGAAAGTTTCTTGCCGTGCTGGGCGACCAGAAGAGCGGAACGAACGTCGAAGCGCCGCTTTCGACCATCAAGCAGGCCGTTATGGAGGCGATGGCACAGGGTAGCCGCGAGCCCATCAATGTGAACCTCGTTGTGGATGGTAAGACGCTTGCCCGCGTGGTCGTCCCCAACATCAACAACATGACACGCGCGGCGGGTAAGCCCGTGCTGCTGTACTAACAGGAAAGGAGACTGCAAATGCTTATCTTCGGCTATGATATCGTGCTCGACCGTCTGGAACGAGTGATCCATCAGATTGTGGAGCTGCAGACGGCGGAGTAAAGGGCGGCTTCAAAACAAGAAGGTGTTGCAGCCCCCTGCCGGCTTGCAAGACGCACGGTAACACTGCGAGAATTACAATAAGCACCGGAAAAGCAAAAGCCCACAGGAGTGTTCCTGTGGGCTTTCTGCGTTACATGAGAGGATCTATCGGCAAACGGTTGACCGTTAAGCATTTGACAACAGTCTGTTTGCAGTCCGATAAAGGACAGGTGAAACAGCTTTCGCTGTACTCACACACTGTATTCTTTGCTACTCTTCGGCGGACTCTACGGGCTACTGTACACTTTGGCGCGCATACATGGGAAAGCGGCGTGTTGATCAGATCATGCGCTCGAATGCATTCATCTGTGCTCATTCGGGAGCACCTTCTTTCCGAAAAGCTCACGTTCGCGCTCGACGGTCATGGTAGCGCCTATGAGCAGCACCTTTCCGACCGGCGTTTGCACGACCGGGTAGAATCTATCATTAGCGTTCATAGCGTGACCTCCATGCTTTGCATCAGCTCTTTGACGGATACGCCAGACAGATCAGCGACAAAGGAAAAGCGCGTGCCGCGCTGACGGTATGCAGCCCCGCAGCACGGGCAAATATGCACCGTGGCCGCACTCATCAGCGGCGTGGTGCAGCGGGCGCAGTAGAGAAGCTTCATGCGCTTGCCCCCTTACCTGTCAGAAGTTTAATTGCATCTGCATCGTCGAGATCATAAGCCGCTGTTCGCATTTCATTCCGCGCGTGTTCGCTCGCTTTTACAGCATCTATCGTCAGTTGAGCGCGTTTCGCTGTGTCTAAAAAGCACTGCACGCCCGGTGCGTCATAGTGCCCGAGCATCAAGTGATAGTCGCGGATGGCGTTTGCCATTCTATCGTAGACAGAATACAGGATGCGACCAATGAATTCTAAGTCTCTCGATTCGATATTTTTTCGCTCCCTATCAGAAAAATACTGCTCCCAAATATCATAGATCAAGTCTGATCCGTTTTCGAAAGCGGTAAACATGTCGAGCGTTGCATTGTCGACAGTTAGGCGCTCATGTGCGGTAAGCTCAGATAAATAACTCATATTTCCTCCTTGTTTTCTCGGCGGGAGGTCGGTATAATATCGATACCGGTCTCCCTGTGGTGGTTGGTGGTGGCTCCGTGTCTTGCTTTGGTCGGCTGGGACATGGAGCCTTTCTCATGCGATGCTATCTTGATTTTCCGTAGCAGCGGAATGAGAATCAAGCGATTGTTGATCCTTTAATTGCTGACTTAGTAAAGTATCAATCATGTTACAGACTTCCTGTTTTTGCGCATCATTGAGCGTTTTATAAAGTTCTGCTACTAGCTGGGTTTGTGCATCCATTTTGTGGCCTCCTTGTCAATCCTCCTGTGGTGGTTGGTGGCTCTCTGCATTCGGCTTTGGTCGGCGGTGATGCAGAGGGCTTTTTCTTATGCTCGGATCAGGTTCACTGTCTTGCATGGTTGTATTATAGCATATAGATAGCTATATGCAAGATGGCATTTAGCATAAAGATATCGGTATATACTTGTGCTATTTGCATATAGATATCTAACGCAATAAAATGTATAATAAACTAACAAGGAGGTGTTGCTATTGGGCGGAAAAAATAGCTACGAAAGCATTAAGCGTTACGAAGATAAGGCCTATGATAAGGTGCTTGTTCGTTTTCCAAAGGGTAAGAAAGATATTATCAAAGCCCACGCAGAAGCCCACAGCGAGAGCGTGAACGGCTTTATCAACCGAGCCATAGACGAAGCCATAGAGCGTGACGAAAGCGCTCCTGCAGCCTCTGAGGGGCATTTATAGGACGTTTGCAAGATGGCATAGCGTATAAACACTATAAAACAACAGACCACAACATAAGCACACTGCTCAAACCATAAATTTCAGGAGGTTTGCTTATGCAGTATTCACTTTCCACATTGAGAAAAAAGGCTAACGAGGCCGGTTATTCATTCCAGAAAGGTTATCAGCGGTATAATCACGATGGTTGGGGCTATGTTCACACTTTGGATGGTGAACGAATCGTTGGATACCAGGTTTTAGACTATCGCTCTAATTGCCTGGTCTATCCGTCAAACAACGATATCCATGATCATGCTATGGGGCTTGACAAAGCGGTAGCACTTTTGAAAGACCTCTGTGCAGAACGCGGAGTTACGTTCTGATTTTTGCCGCTAAAGAATACTGAAAGCTATGCCATTGCAAAATAGAAGATCGGCGTTTTGAGCGGTGGCGTCGATCTAAATAAAAGCGAAGAGCGGAGGGCGATTCCTCCGCTCTTGTTGCATATATTGCGATGAGGCTGTCTGAGATAAAGAAATTTCGTGAATTCTCATTGACAAAATAGGCAGAAGTGCATATACTCTAAGTAGGCAACAACATGATTGTCTGCCGTGACGTTGAAGCAAGTGATGGGGTCAGCATCCGTACACTTGTGGAGTCTTGTATTAGGGTTAAGCGGTTTCCACAGGCTGATGTAGGGGTAAACCCGAAAGAAAACGCTGTTGCGGAGCTCTGGATTCAGAGTTCCGCTTTTTTTAGGGGAAATGTCGAAATGTGTCTACTTGTAAAGGCTGCTCAGGAATGGGAACGATTGAGCAAAACTGAATATCACATTGTAACCGGCAGACGTGGCAAGGCGTTCCATATTCGGCTAAAGTTTGCTTTTGAGGACTTTCCCCACTTGTCGGGAATGCAGTATGCCCGGGACGTTGATTTTGGGATCCGTATATCAGAATACTATGGCGAAAAGCTGATTCCAGCACTACTGAATGGAAGAATGGACGGCAGGAGAATTGAAAACGGGCGGAATTGGGAAAGGATCAAAGGCCGATTAGATGCAATTATTGGCCTGAAAGAGACACTGGAAGGTGATTTTTTAATTGCACAGTTCAATCCTCAAAAAGTACGAGGGAATAGCCAAATCGATGCAGACTTTATCATAAAAAACGAGCGGTCAGGAGAAACATATTTTGTATTCATAGATGAAAAAGACGAACAGCAGCATTATTGCAAGTCTGCGTTTGCAAAAGAAAATACTGACTATATGGAAAACCAATCAATGCTCACAGTTTTGAAAAAAGAAAAGATTGAGAACGGAGAAACAGTAGTCTTATATAGACATCCGAATTTCAAAGAAGAATAGCGGATGGAAAGACAAAAGCAGGGTCATTTGTAAGGGACAAAGAAGCCTATTTTTGACCCCTAAGTTTACCCCAAACAGCTTTTACAAGGCTTTACAACATTTTACGCCAAAATCCGGAAAGCCTAGAAAACACAGGAATTTCTTTACGCGCATTTACAGCATTTTACACCTACCATCGAATTCGAATCCTTCTCCCGCTGCCACTGAGAAGTCTGAAACCGTAAGGTTTCGGACTTCTTTTTTTCTGTTTGACCCTTTATCTGACCCTTTAACCGTTTTAAACTGTACCCAAGAAAATGGACACGAGATTTTGACCCATGGTCCCGTTCGGCGGACACGCATTTGACCCATAGGGGCAGAAGCGCCGCACCTGTGTTATGATAGAACTACCGAACGGAGGTGCTGTATG